TTTTTCTTGTAGTTCTTGTTTCCGCCGCAAGGGCCCGGGTGTCCGTATTTCGTAAACTTGCTAAGTCCTATTCTTGTCTTTTTTTTGTAGCCTTCTTTTCTGGTTCCTTTTTTTGCCATGATTATTTCTCCATTTCGTTTGGTTGAATGATTTTTTCGCCATTTGACATGTATTGATTATAAATCTCTTTTCCCTCGGAAAGATGCTCGTCAATGAGAAGTTGCTCCTTTTTTAGTAATAAAGTCCGAGGTGGCTGAGAAGAAAATTCTTCCACCACAATAAACTCAAAAACACCCAGGCCGTATTTATCATAATCCGCCTGTAGCAGGGGGTTCTTGTGTATGCCTAGTTTTAATTCAGAACGGTGATGACGCCACCTTTTAGAGTATTGTTTTGATTGGCCGATATACGTTCTATTGTTTTCTTTATTATAAATGCGATAGATGGCCGCGGGCAACTGTCGTTGATATTCAAGGACTCTCTCAATCATAACTTCTCTGTTCGCATTGTATTTTTGTTTACGTTTTTTCGCAATAATAGCGGCATTAGCACGGTAATGTCGAGCGCTTTGGCCTATCCGACATTCTTTACACTCGTTTCGATAACCATCAGAAGAATCTACTCGTGTATAGAACCCCCCTACGGCCTTGGTTTCGCTACAAATGTGACACGTTTTTTCTTTCATCTTAGCCCAACATCCTAAAGTTATGTCTAATAGATCTCGTTGAAAACCCCCACTGTTCGTTATAATCTAAACGAGCCATGTAGGGTCGATTAATAAACACTCGATCCTTTCCTGGTATTATACCCCAGCATCTAATCTTTGTCAACGTAGAATTGCCGTCTATTGCTGTAATGACCAAATATGGTTTTCCGTTCTTTGTTTTGCGTTGTATAACTTCGCGAGGAATAAACCACACGAGCCCCAGTTCTCGATCGTATTCTGATATGGGCGGTATATACAATTCATCTAGACGATTCTTGATCCTATGATCCACAACCAGGTCCATCGGGAAAATGCCCGTGAGACTCACGGTGTTTTCAATCTCCTCTTCATGTGAAAAATCGCCTTCAGGTTTATATGTTTCTATGTTCTCATTAAACTTTTTCTTATTCTTTGGGCGGTCAACCGCAACTGCTGACCAGAAGTGTTTACGGCCCGCGAAGCGATCATCTATTAGGCCATCCATCGCTCCGCTTCGTACTAACACATCCAGCGCCTTCTTGTTGAACTTAGAGTATATCACATCGGGATGGAAAATGGTATCCTCAATCGTGTCGAAGGGTCGATTTTTTAATACCTGCTCAATGGCTGCGTCTCCGAGGCCCTTCAAGGAAGACAGCGGTTGTACCAGCGTCATGCTGTCGTTAGGATCGATTTCCCACACGTCGATTGACACATTAATGTCCGCCTTCTCGATATTAAATCCATAGCTCTTGGCTATATTGATCGCCTTTTCTTTTCTAGACTCGGGCTCTTTGTCGAGGAATGCGGCCATCCATTCAGAGGGATAATAGTTCAGCAGCCACGCACACTGAAACGAAATAATCGAATAAGAAACCGCATGAGATTTATTAAATCCGTAACCAGAAAAGTATTCGAAAGTATTCCACAAACGATCTGCCGCGGAGAGTCTCATCCCCTTCTCTTGGCAGCCCTCCACAAATTTTGAATACAGTCGATTCTTGACTTTGTGGCCCTTTCCGGTGCCCTTCTTTGTCAACACCTTGCGCAGCATATTCCCCTCGTCCAGGCTAAGATTCTTGCCCAGCTTGTGTGCCAACAATGCTATCTGCTCTTGGAAGATTAAAAACCCAAACGTCTCCTGTGTTTCCTCCTGCACAATGTCATGGATGTGCTCAATGTCATCCGGGTTATTCTTGGCGTCCACATATTGTTCATGGACATTGGCCGATAAGGGCCCGGGCCGATAGATAGACGTAATGGCCGCTAGATCAATAAGGCTTTCTGGCTGAGCGCGCTTACAAAAGTTCTGGGCTGGCTGCTCGGTGAACTGAAAGATGCCAGCCCAGTTTCCTTTTTGAAAGATATTCTCATATACTTTTTGGTCATTAAAGTCTATACTGTCGGGATGCAAATACTTGTGGTAGAAATCACGAACGTCTTCGAAAGTCGGCTCGGGAATGTTATAATGCCGCCGCAGCACATGGCGTACGCAGCCGTCGATCATCCGTAACGTGGACAGCCCCAACAGATCAAACTTAATAAACCCCAAGGGCTCCAAGTGGCGAACGTTTTGTCCCTCGGACCATGGCGCCTGCCGTACTCCGCCGGAGTTGATCAGTGGCATGCACTCATCTAGATTTTCTGCCACCAAGACGCCGCCTGCATGTCGCGAACAGGAGCGAACCTGCCCGACCAGAGCCTCAACGTGAGTCTTGACGTTCGGATACCTTATTAGGAAGCCGCGCAAAGAGGGGCTGAACTCCATGACCTCTTCCCACGTGGGATTATAAACCCCCGCCTTGATATCGTGCTTCCGCTTGGCGTCAGGAGTTGCCTCTCTTACCATGACGCTCGTGACCTTGTTCACCTCCATAAAAGGAATGTCATAGAATTTCCCGATGTCTTTAAGAAGGGACCGCAGTTGAAGCGTGTTCCAGTTAGAGATTGGTACTACAGTGTTTTCACCCCAATCTTCGGCCAGGCGCTCTTTAAGTTCCATTGGCTCTGACACATCAAAATCAATATCAGGATAATCAGTGGCGTCCCTGCGCAAGAATCTCTCAAAGAGAAGACCCCATCGGATAGGATCCACCTGTGTAATGTCTAACACATAGGCCACCAAAGATCCAGCAGCGGAGCCGCGGCCAGGACCAGTTACCTGGACCTCGTTAGCCTTGTCCACGATGGCCTTCATGGTCAAAAAATACTTGCTAAAACCACGATCTTCAATAACTGCGAGTTCCGCCTTCAATCTCTCAGCATACTCTGCATTCTCGTGTAGATTCTTTGTGCGCAAACTGTCGATTGCTAACTTTTGAAGTGCGTCTTCGGCTGTGGCGCCCTCGGGGACGACGAAGTCTGGAAGTTTAATAGAGGTATCCGGTTCAAAATTTTCGATACGATTAAAAGCAATATGGTGAGTCTCGGTTAACGAGTCCAATACCAACTTATCATCATATTTGAATCCGCACAACTCTGAATACTTCTTATATGACTCCCACATCTGGTCGCCGTTTTTGGGATAGAGTTCATAGCCAATACTATCAATATCAATCGGCAATTCGTTGGAAAGATAATCTGGCCGCTCTTTGCCCCCTAGCCAGCCAAGCCGCTTATAAAGCTCTCGGTCTTTCCAGGCCGTTGGGTTTGGATAGTGACTATCGGCAGTTGAAATCAACGTGATTCCATATTCGTTTTTCATCTGAATAATATACTCATTTAATTCGTGCTGCTCCGGAACATTATTCCATTGTAATTCGCCATACCACCGATCTCCGAAGATCCCTATCATGTTCTCGGTGGTTGTACGCATAGCAGTGAGGATCGCCTCTTCTCCGTCGTCATGATTAGCCCAGTAGTCGCCAGCATAAATGCCACCCAAGCAGGCACTAGAAGCAATCACCCCTTCACTGTATTTGGCCAACATCTCATAATCTACACGAGGATAGCGATAAAAGTTTTCTTCTTTGTAACTATCCGAGATCAACTTAAAGATATTGCTTAGCCCCGTCTGATTTTGAGCTATAAGAATCATATGTCGACGATGGTTAAGTAGACTTCTGATAGCCTTCTTGCTTTCCTGCTCGTCCTCGATCGAGGTGCCGCTCACATCATTACTAAGCTTGCGCGCTTGTTTAGCGTCTGCCTTTATCCTATCATATTCCTCGCGCCACTCCTTGATACTGGGAATGAAGTAGGCCTCCACTCCGTAAATCGCCTTAAAGTCTTTTCCCTCTGCCTTCATCTTTTTTAGGTGCAATAATTGATGACTGAACCCGTTCATGTTTCCATGATCCGTTAACGCTAGGGCGCGAGATCCATTATCATATGCAAAGTCCATGTGTTCTGGTGGGTATCCGATAGCATCGAAAATGCTTCCGGCTACGCTATGGGCATGTAGTCCCACAAATGGGATCGAGGGTTCTTTTTTATTCACTATCGTTTTCTCCTATGCTGATATGTCCAGTAACAAAACCATGAGGTCGTTTAACGTCTTTGTAGTGTTCTGATATTATTAGTGTACAATATTGCTCCCACGTTGTCAAGTCATAAAACCAAGGAAGTTCATTTATTATTGCACCGGATAAATCTGCTTCTTTAAATACATCTAGCAGTTTAAAATGTCTAGATTTTCGTCGTTCTTCGGGAGGAAGTTTTCTTGTTGGTATCTTTTCGTCATCAAGTGGGGGATAATATGTGCGAGAATTTGATTTGATAATGTTTCTAGCACGTCGCCATTCCTCAGTGTCAAAAGTGAACCCCAGGGGGAGTCCATCGCAAACTGTTTTTCCCTCGTGGGAGAAATAAAACGATTTTCTGTTGCTCATTTTGCTTCTCGCTTTTTTCACCTCTTTTAGATCGCATATGCCAAAAGGAAAGCTTACGTAGTATCGATCAGGTATCAGCCACCTACCTAGTCTCCGACAAACCCAATAAGCAACATTCGCACCATGTATTATGGACCACGCATAACAATCGTATTTATCTCTATGTTTTGGATGAATCGGGACATAATATATAGGAATAGATACGTGGCCCTCTTTGGGATGTTTTACATATTTTCCCGACTCGATCGTATATAAATCTTCTACCCAGTCCCCGACCACGTACTTGATGAGCGGAGCGATATCATCATTGCAAACTATCCATATAGATTCGCAACCAGCATAAGAACATTCTGCGACAGATTTTTCAATAAGATTAAAATCCGGCGCTATCGGCATTAGCGCATCGTGCCCGGGCAAATTAAACTCCCCCGATGAAGCAGCAATCGGTATAATTCCTGCTAAGTGAAAAGCATGCTTATTTTGAGGCCCTATTTCCACTGCTCCGCCACATTACAACAATATATGTTCGATGCCAAATTATCATCTATAATAAATTCTTTTTCGTGTTTATAAACTTCTCGTCTATCATGTTGCAGAACAAGATTAAGATAGCGGACTGAATCACCAAATTTTCTCTGGGGGCCACGAATTCCATTCTTTCTAATTAATTTTATAGCAGCAAATTTGGCTGCCGTTTCAGAGTATTCGAATCGTTGCAGCATATCAGATGGTATATAAGATTTTGTATAACAATCTTTAAAGGAGCCGTCGTTTCCATCTTTTCTTGCGGACGGATAAAAGATCAATTTCCTAACAAAATCTGTTGGAGTTAGAATGCGACAAGACGGCTGCTTCGCGCCTCGTTTAATGTCGAACCAATCATAGACGATATAATTTTTTATATATTCTTTAACAGCTATCCCTGACACTCGCTCCATATCAAAAACATAGAGTTCCTTAAAATTAATTTTGATCATTCTGTAAAACTCGGTTGTAATTTTTGCCGTGTTTCCTTCAATGCGTATGGAGTCTATTTCTGAGGGGATCGGCGTTAGTCCGCGCATACCTAACTCAAACGCGATTCTAAACCATTCTTCTGCGTGGCCCTTTCTTTCTACTTCATTTGGCACATACGTGCCGTTAACAAGAAGCGCAGCACTGTTTGTTTTTGCAAACCTAAGTGCTTCCAGGCCATAGCCAATAACAACCTTTTCTATATCCAGTTCCGGGGGAGATAGCATCAGGCTCGATCGTGTGGCACAAGGCTCCCCACAACATGGTTTTCAGTAATGGTGTGATGTGTCTCTTCGCCATGTCTAATTTCGCGAATCATTTGCGCCTCTACTACTAATAAACTTCCAGGGGCCCAGTCCCCTTGACAATCGGTCGCTGCTCCTTCCAAAGATACGCGAACCACGGCATAAGATTCTTGCGCAGGGCGATAATCCGATGGCAGCAATACAGTTATACCGGTATCTTCTTCTTTTTCTTCTATCAACTCAACACTAATATTTCTATTATGTGGTAAAAATTTCATTTCATTTCCTTTCTATCCGCACTTTGCAAAGCCACATGCCTTGCACGTAGCACAGCCCTCTACATATATGAGGCCTTCCTGGTTACACTCGGTACATATTTTTTCAGTTGCGCGGCTACCGTCCGTAATGTACCCCTTAAGAACTCTGGCCACACACTTAGCAAAACTAAACATGTCACTATCGCGATCCTTTTGTAGTTGCTCCACCACATATTGAATATTTGCTCCAGTGCGCAGAGCCAGCGATATCATACGCGTGAATGCAGAATGGTTAGGGTTGTCAAAAACCCTTACCAGGTCTTTTACTATGAGTGTATCTCCATTTTTGCCAATCTTTAAGTCATAGATGGCATTCATTGTCTTTCGAGGGTTCTTAACCAAAATACCCACTTCTCTGCTGCGCGGGATTTCAACCAAATTTGACAGCCCCCCCATCACCTCGTAGGGTTTTCCGTCCAATAGGCCAACCATGATTACCCACTTCTCTCCCTGTATAGTGGCACGATGTATATTGCATGGTAGTTCTATAGGCCGCTTTGGAGCAGTGTGGTGTGGAAATCTTTCCTTTCCTTCCTTTATCAACACGCCAGAACGCGAACCGTCGACATAAACCGTTATCCCCTTAAGACCCGCCTTCCACCCCTTCATATAAATTTTGCTCACGACGGCTGGATCGGTGCCCTTGGGTAGATTAATTGTGGAGCTAATAGAATGATCGATGCTGCGTTGAATTGCCGCCTGGACTTCAACACGCTTGGTCCAATCAATGTCTTCCGATTCTACAAAGAAATCAGGAGGCGCAACTGCACCAAACATTTCTAAATATTCACGTACGTTATGATGAAACACTTTATATTCCAGCCACCTGTCCCCCAGGTCATCAATAAAATCCGGCTCTATGTCTTGCTCATTGTGCGATAATTTGCGGCGGCGGATATAGCTATTTTTAAACACTGGCTCGAGCCCAGAAGAAGTCTGAGACATGATAGAAACAGAACCAGTCGGAGCATTGGTAAGGATAGAAATATTACGACGTCCAAAAGTCTCAATTTTTTCAGACAGATTTTTTGGGAGGCTTTTGATATATGGATTGTTTTTCTCTTTTTGCCAATCGAATATCGGGAACACGCCCCGTTCCTGGGCCAGGTAGACACTCTCCAGGTATGCTGTATCGCGGATCGTCTCGTAAATTTTTCCTATAATTTCAATTGCCTCATCCGAATCGTAAGCAAAATTTAAACGAGCAATTGCGTCGGCTAACCCGTGCGTTCCGAGACCTGTGCGGCGCCCATTAACGCAGGCTGTGTACAATTTATTCCACAGTAGCCTTTCGCTTTCGGTATCGCACGCTCCCTTTATGGTTTCAAGTTTTTCTAACTCTAGTTCCACCAGGTCGTCAGAAAGACGCATCCCTATAGAGGTGATTTCTTTAAGTTTGTTAAAATCAAAAGACGCTTTGTCGCTGAAGGGGCTGCGCACCAAGTGTTTAAGGTTTAGTGACACAAGTCGGCAACTATCATACGCCGAAAGGGGTATCTCCCCACAAGGATTCGTCGTAAGTGTTTGAAACCCCTCATCTTTATAACACTCTGCAGGCAAATTATTAATTATATTGTCCCACATAAGAAGGCCGGGCTCCGCCGTTGTTGTCGCCGACTCTACTATACTATTCCACACTTTTTCGGCCTGAACCTCTTTTTTGTGGGTTGGAGTGTCCGAATCAATCGGAAACTGCAAAGTAAACGACTGTTTGTTCTCGACTGCCTCCATGAAAGAATCACTTATTTTTATCGAAATATTGGCACCGGTCACTTTGGCAAGATCCCGTTTTACTGTGATAAACTTTTCAATATCTGGATGTCGGACATCCATAGAAATCATTAGGGCGCCGCGGCGTCCATTTTGCCCTATCATGCGACACACGTAAGAATAGAAATCTGCAAACGACCACGCTCCCGTGGTGGTGCGAGCAGAGTTGTTTACTTGCGCGTCTTCGGGGCGCAGGTTAGATATGTCAAGGCCAACACCACAGCGGCGCTTAAATAAATTAGCCAAATGTTTTCCGGTGTCAACGATTGAACTAATGTTGTCGCCTGGGGACTCCACGACCACGCAGTTGGATAAAGAAACATTAACATAATTATTTCCAATGCCCATCATTGGAGATCCTTGTGGCACAATATATTTAAAATTTTTAAAGAAGGAATAAATCTCATTTTCGGTAAGATAAGAATTCTTGCCAGCCTCGAATTTGTCTTCTATTCGCGCGAACTCAGACGCGAGGCGCCTGTGCATATCATCCGGGGTTTTTTCTATAAAGTTTCCGTCATTATCCCGCAAACAATACTTGGTAATAAAAACATTAGTGGCCAGTTCATCATCGTTAAAATATTCCTGCGTTGCCTCTCGTACTTCTTCTTCTGTATACATTTTACCTACTTCCGTTTTTAAACTTTTTATATTTCTCTGCCAACTTTTGCCTTTGTGCGTGCGGGCTTACCTCAATCTCTTCTTCGTCACTCGGTTCCAGTACTTTTATGGATACCGTGCTGGTATCCATAAATAGCGGATATATTATACCATCAGGACCGTTCCGATTTTTAGCGATAAAAACTCTTCCTGTATTGCCGATCTTATCATCGACTGTGCGGGAGATGCTAAAAATAAAGTCTGAAACGAAGCACTTGTTGAAAGCCTCGGAGATAGATTCCATCGTTATGACCTCTGCATTGAGGCCAGACCGGTTGGTCTGAGAGGCGGTCCACACAGGACACTTATACTCTTGCGCCAGGCCGCGGAGCTCTTCATAGATAGACTCAAGTTCGTTGCGCTTCTCTCTTTGTGCTGTGACCGGTCGCAAAAGATCAGCGTAGTCTACTATGATCATGTCAATAGAGACATCCTTCATGCGCAGACGTTCTAGATGTGTTTTAAGCGTATGAGTCGAGGCGGACTTGGTGGGGTACTCTTTGATAATAAGGCGCCCCTCAATATCTTGGACCTCCTCATAAATCTTTTCTTTAAAGGTTATAAGATCCCCCAACTCAATACGCGTCAGACAACTGTCGTAGCGAGAGCCCACCACAGTATCTTGCAGTTCGAGAGTGTAATGAATCACCGTCATGCCCTCCTTGATGGCTTGCGTGCCCAGATGCACCAAGGCCATCGACTTGCCGGCGCCGGTGGGCGCGATGACAACGCCCAATTCTTTCTGCCCCAGGCCGCCCTGACATATGTCGTCTATCAGGGGCCATCCGGTTGTGACAGGGTTTCTAAATCGAGGCCGGAATCTTTCTTCAAAATCTTTCTTCCAGTCGTAGCCGCCATTATTGTCGGCGCCCAACTTTAGGGAGTCATTAATCACTAGTGCAATTTCATCAAATGAAGAGTTCTGCAAAAGCCCAATCGACTTAATCATCGCCGACTTAAGATTTTGTTTGCGACAAAAATCCAGAGCCGTATCCTTAATATACTCTTGGTTTTCCAACGCGGTGGACATAACGCGAGCATAATATTCACGGACTTGCTGTCGTGTCATTTCATTTTCATTATCGATGCCCGAGCGCAGAATGGTACCTAGGATTTGACGGGATGGATGAACCCCATACTTTTGTCTATACTGAAAAATTACTTTGAGAAAGAGCTTGAGATACCGAAGCTCTAAAAAATTAATATCAAGTACTTCTTCTATTTGATCTGCAAACGGACGATCATCCAGAATGACCATACACAATTGTTCTTGAAATGATTTTCCATAACGAGAAAAGGTAACCTTCTCTTTTGATTCCATGTCCACCTCTCTCTGATTCTACTAGTTTTTGAGTGCTTTGTCGGCCGTAAATCGGTTCATGGTTGCGAATAGATCATCCCAATTAAAAACTCCGAAGCCATCTTCGTTCATCATCTTAATGAATTCTGTTCTATTAAACTCATATCCCAAATTATCAAACACATAATCAACCTTCTGTCTGCTTTGTCGAGAGAGGTTGGGATCATATAATTGCATCAACTTGTAGTTCCTTATAATTAGGTTTTGGTTCTCCATTACGCGGTCAAAAAATACAACTTTCCCCTCGGCTTTCTCGCAAAAATCTATAACCTCTTGAAATGAATACTCTTTGTCTTCAAATAAAAATGGTAATCTTTTTTTCACGGTGGGCAAGCCCGCCCCCCCGATTCCTTTGAGGTTATCAGACTTGTCTCCTGCTATCGCTCGTGCGATCGCAAAGTTACGAGGGTGAATGCCGTAATTCTCTAAAATGTTCTTAGTGGTGAGCACTTCTTTCTGGATAGGCCGAAACAAAACCGTCTCATCATCGCACAATTGAATGAAGTCTTTATCGCTAGAAACTATTACCTTCTGCCATCCCTTAAATTTTTCTGCTTGGGTGATGTAAGCAATCACATCATCTGCTTC